AAAAATCATTCGTCCGCCGCCGGAAATGTGCCGATATTGCGTTCTTTTTTATGTTTATTGACCTGAAGACCTGTATCTGCTAAACAAGATTCACTTTAAACACGCGGATTTAACCTATGAAAGCCATTTTCATTTCCGATGCGCATTTACGAAAAGCCGGCGATGAACGATATAAGAAACTGCTAAAATTTTTTGATGCCGTTCAGGCAGGCCATGTGATGACGGCAGCCGATCCGGGCGCAAAATCCGGGAGAACGTTGATTGATCATCTTTATATTGCCGGAGACTTGTTTGATTTCTGGTTTTGTCCGAAAGAGAAAATCAATCCGGAGTTCAAACCCGTGATTGACAAATTAAACGAGATGAAAAATTCCGGCATCGGCCTTCACTTATGCGAAGGCAATCACGATTTTTTTATGAGAGACTATTTCGCCGATGTGCTGGGATTGGATGTCGCCGAGGAATTCATGGAAGCCCGGCTGGATCATCTGAACGTGTTGATCGCCCACGGCGACACTGCAGACAGCACCAATTCCAATTACCTGATGTTGCGTAAAATTCTGCGCAGTAACGTTTTTTACAACTTTCAGCGTTTTATCCCGGCGTCCGTTCGCTGGTCCCTGGCGGGGCTGTTTTCTACGGCCAGCAAGGAGCTCACCACGGAAGACGGCAACGCTCTAGTTAAAAAAATGGAGCCGTTCGCCCTGAACAAATTTCAGGAAGGTTTTGATGCCGTTATTCTAGGCCACTGTCATGTGCCGGCCATCAATAGTTATGATGTGGACGGCCGGAAAAGAACGTTTGTAACTCTGGGCGACTGGATAACGCATTATTCCTTTGTCTATTATGAGAATAATAATTTTTTTATTCATCGTTACCGGGGCTGATGACCCAAACCGAATTTAATTTAAGAAAGGATGACCATAATGAATTTTGGAGGAATTTATCCCGCGCATTCACTGCATGAAGCAACATTTGTCGTGGTGCCGGTTCCCTATGATCTGACGTCGACATATCAGCCGGGAAGCCGCCGCGGACCGATAGCCATCATCGAGGCGTCCACCAACATGGAGCTCTACGATGAGGAATTGAAGAAAGAAACGTATCTGGCCGGAATTCACACGACGCTTCCGGTCGATGTTGACGCCCGAGGGCCTAAAAACATGATCTCAGCCGTGCGGAAAAAGATTTCCAAAATTGTCGCTCTGAATAAAATACCCGTCATGCTGGGCGGCGAACACAGCATCAGCCTGGGAGCGGTGCAGGCGCTGAAAGAAAAATATCCCAGACTTTCCGTTCTACAACTGGACGCTCATGCCGATTTAAGGGACAGCTACCAGGGAAGCCCCTACAGTCATGCTTCCGTCGCCCGAAGAATTTCTGAGCTTTGCCCGCTTGTTCAGGTGGGCATCCGGAGCATGAGTAAGGAGGAAGGCGATTTTTTGCCGACGAGCAACGTGAAATCCTACAGCGCGGACTTTGTCGGGGAAAGAAAAGACTGGTGTGAGAAAATCAGCAAGGACACCAAGGGCGATGTTTTTGTCACCATCGATCTGGATGTTTTCGACCCTTCCATCATGGCGTCCACCGGGACACCGGAACCGGGAGGTCTGTACTGGAGGGATGTGCTGCGCCTGCTTAAATCCGTTTCACGCACCTGCAAGATCCGCGGCTTCGATGTTGTGGAACTGGCCCCGATTTCCGGCGATATCGCGCCTGATTTCATGGCCGCCAAACTGATTTACCGCCTTATGGGCTACATAACCGGGTAAGATTATTCAATCCGTTGATATCGATCAAGGATTTTGAAAATTACTCCTTGACAAACAGTGGAGATAATGGTGTAAAGTCAACGTTTTTCAAATATCGCGGGGTGGAGCAGTCCGGTAGCTCGTTGGGCTCATAACCCAAAGGCCGTAGGTTCAAATCCTACCCCCGCTACCAATAAAATCAAGGGGTTAGCGAGTTTTGCTAGCCCCTCTTTTTTTGTTGTGCTACCACCTTGCTACCAGTGAATAAAAAAGGCGGATGCTTTCACACCCGCCCCGGTTCGATGCTATATTTTTTCACTGCCCGGTTATCCTCTTAACCATTTCATCTTTTGTCAGTCCGTTATATACGGACTCTGCGCTTTCTGTTTCATTCTTTAGAAGTTTTTTTATCTCTTTATGTTCCTTTATCATGTCAGCCAATTTATTATCGTCTTTTGAATCGATAATGTTCATTGTCACTAATTTTTTTCTCTGAACAGCGGGGAGTTTATTTATCTGGTTGATTATTTTTATAAGCTTGTCCTGTAACTTCATTTCTCTTTTCAATGCACTTAATAATTCATCGTTCATCTTGTTACCCCCTTTTTTATTATTAACTAGTCTTCATACGAAGACCGGAAAAAGCCTGTGAATATTTATCGGTCAAGCGTTTTACTACCATATTCACCTTGTTTCTATCCAGATTAAACATTGTGGCAACTTCAATTTGACTGAACCCGAAAACATGCACCAGCAGGAAATATTTTTGATCGTCTGTGAATTTTTGCGGTTTCATGGCTTTCAGTCCCTCCCGTCTTGCGTCCATGGTTTTGATGATTTTGTTCAATCGTTCAACTGCGTCTTTATACATACAAACGATTGTGTTTTCCTTCACACCATAAAGTTTTGCTAATTCCTTACAGGGCACTTTATTAAAGAAACGCTCTATAAAAACCTTTGTTTGCGTAAAGTTCATATCGCCGCTACTCCACGGAATAACATCTATTTCGGATATTTCATCAAGCTGTTTATCGGTCAATTCCGAAAAATGTCTTTCCCTTGTGCTGCCAGGGAAAACAATGATTGAATCCGGGAAATGCTTTTCCATGACATGATTATCTTTCCATAAAATTTTATTAACGGCCTCACATGGTTTTTTGCATTGATTCCGATTATTGCATTCTTTACAAGTCATGGGACACCTTCTTTCCATTACATAACTTTCGGTTCTGATAAACGGTTCATGTTTTCAAGCTGCCTGACTTCATCAATAGTCAGAAAACCCGCGTCAATAGCAACCTTGTATGATTCAAACCGGGTTTTTGTGTCGGCCCTTAAAAAGCCCTGTGTTAAATGCTCGATGAAATATTTTTCTTTTTCACCTTCGGTTAACAGAGACTTTGTCATAGCTTGCTCGATCCGGGTCAACCACGGCTGAAGGGTATGCGTCAAGAAGCTGCGGTTTTGCTCCGTGACATTGGAATATGTGCTGCGTTCATAGTCCATAACCAGATTGAGCGGCACCCGGAAAACACGGGCAATTTCCACCACGCTAAATTTCTGTGATTCGATAAGCTGGCTGTCCTGCGGTGATACGCCTATGGATTGCCATTTTAAATCGTTGTCCATGATTGCAATCCGGTGATGCTTACCTTTGCCCGCGTGTCCTGATAACCATGATTCTTTCAAGTTTGCATGGCTCTGTGGACTCAAAGAGTTCGGAGTTGACAGGATTCCCCCCGGTGATGCATCGTTCTTGAAATAGCTTGATGAATAATCAGTCACGGCTTTTGCATATCCAAAGGAATCACGAAGCAATGTAAGCGGTGAATAACCTGTTATTCCATCAGCAGACAGCCCCCGGATATGCAGAATGTCACTCATGGGATATTTTTTCTCGGTGCCGTCGTTTTGATGTTTATAGATAAGCTCCCGGCCTGATACTTCCACCGTCACTTTGTCCGGATGTAACGGCCACAAAGCCACTATTTCGCCATTGTCGCGCTCAATGTAGCAATAGGCATTGCCACGAATACATAAATGCCCCACAAGCAATTCCCGAAGCTCAAAAGATGTCATAAGTGGGTTAGGCGAATCATGCAGAAGACGAAAAAGCGAAAATTCCCGTGCCCGTTCCTTATCGCCATTGTCAAAGCGTTCATAAGTAATCAGTGGCAATGATGCTATGGCCTCGGTTAATACACGAATGCAGGCATAAACAGCGGGAATGCCCAGCGCCACGGTTTCATTGATATGTATGCCGGACGAAGTTTCCCGGCCCTCGAAAGCGTCAAGATTCGCCCATGATCTTTTTCTTTTTAAAAATGGAAAGTTCATATTTTTATCCTTTTGGTAAAGGCAGGCCCGAAGGCCCGCCTATGGTTAAAAATTAACGTGCGGCCAAACCAACACACCAAGACAAGCTACTGCCATTTTTCGGCGTGATTGCCTGATTCCACATTCCTTGGCCATCGAATCTCAGAAGGGCACGATAGGACATAAGGTCTTGTGTCCATCCCGGTATATTGCTTTTTTCCAGTGTTAAACCGCGTCTAATGCCGATTGCATATTGAGATAAATCAACGAACATTATGTCGTCGGCATCCCCCAGGGTCGGCATGTGACTTGTGAATATTACCGGACGGCCTAAAATCTTGAACTGACCATTGCTTTCGGTCATTACGGGAACATGTGCGCCTGCTGTTCCCATAGTTATTGAAAGAGAAAGCAACTGGGGAATCGTGTCGTCATTAGCCAGGAAGATTCCACGTTGACGGCCAGCGGGATACATACGGGAAAACATTTTTGTTAAATTCGGGTAGACTATAGTGTCCGCCATCTGCCCGGTTTCTTTGGCAACGGTGATTTTTGCCGGATCATTTCTAATTCCCAAGGGCTGCCCGGCGCCACTGCCTCCGATGAAATATTCATCCATGCCGTAACCGATGCTTGTTCTCATAGCTCTGTCAAGCTGGGCCTCGAAGCCTTGACCATCTTCCCGAAGTTCGTTTGATATATCAACAAAGATAGCGCCCTTGTTTGCCCCAAGCTGAATTGTGCGGAGTTTGCCAGTCTGTTTATTACCGGTGCCTTCCTCTGCTAAAAATTCCATTTTGAAACCACCAAAGAGAGTGCCGCCGGCTTGATCGGCCGCATCCCATCCCAAGGCTTTACGGGTAGCTGATTCCATAGGCCATACGGTAGCACGCGGGCGAATGATTTCTGACTCAATGCTGTCATCCAGCCACTGCGCCGCTAAGGGATCAGGTACGGAAAGACCGCCAGATGCAGGCACACCCTCAACCATCGAAGCGCGGAAAGCCCGGATTTCATCTTCATTGATTTCCAGTTTCCGGCCCTGATTGAACATGCCCGCCCATGTGCGGTTAGTAACAGGCCCGCCGACGATTTCAATGATTGACCGATTCTCTTTTTTAATATCCGGCACAAAAGACTTCGTGTCTTTTTTCGCTGCATCGGCCATGTCAAAGGCTTCAAGTCTGCTGTCAAAAGATCGGATTTCACCTTTTAATTCTTCCATGCGTTCGGCATTTTCGCCGCTCTTTGCCAGTTCCGCCATTTCATCAATTGCCGCTTTTTTACTTTTCAAAATGTCGTTCTTATCCATGTTCTTTTTTTCTCCTTTTTGGTTGATTGATCGGTTTATTCCGACTGTGTTGTCTGCTGGTGCCGCCACAAGTGAACACTCGTAAGGCATCCACTTTGTGGCAATGTAGCCGCGTTTAGTTTTCTGTTTTTCTGTGATTTGATAGCCGATAGACAGATTCCGCAAAATTCCGTCTGTAATGTCTGTCCACAAGGCATCCTGATTTGCTGATAGGCGTATGGTGCCCTTGAGCTTGCCGTCTGCTACTGTTAAGCCCTCCACGACTCCCACCGGCAATGATGAATTGTTATGACTGCATAACAGCGGTAAGGGTGCCCGGCTCAAATCCACGGCCCCCGGTTTATGAGATAAAACCTCTTCACCGTCATAACGCTTGACAGGCATTTCACTTGATAAGCTTGCCTGTATCGTCCGGGTTTCCGCCCGGATACTGCCAACATCAATTTCAAAACTTCTTTTTTCCACCTAAACCTCCTTTTTGTCTCCGATTCGGAGACATTCAGTTTGATATTCAGGCACAAAAAAACGGCACTAAGGTGTTAGGGCACCCTAATGCCGCTCGTTTGTATAGGTTCGGGGTAATTAAGCCCAAACCCGCCTGATTTTAAAATGTCCACAATTGTGGACAAATATTCATATCCAACAAATCGTTGGAGTAACTTCTTTCTTCTGGTTGCGTAGCGCACCGTCAAGCGCCATGATTGAACTGACAACCATGTCAATTTTTTCTTTGCTGCGTTTCTTGCTGGGCTTAACATTGCCAGCGGCATCAACTTCGACAATGACATTTGAAAAACACCATTTAAGCGCCGGATTGTCGGGAACTATGATCTTTCTTTGCAAAACCAGCTTTTCGAGTTCCTTTGAAGGTGGAGACATAGAAGCAAAGCCTTGACCAAATTCCAGCACTGTTAAATTCATGTCTTCAAGGTCTTTAATGATCTTTGTCGCGCCCCAGCGGTCAAATAGAATTGCTTTTAAATTATATTGTTTGCTGATTGCCTCAATCCGCTTGAGAATATAGCCGTAATCAATCACGCTGCCTGGTGTAGCTTCGATATACTGCTGCCGGTTCCACAAATCATAAGGGACGCGATCTTGCTTAGAACGGGCTTTAATCGCATTTTCCGGGCACCATGCATAATGCAGCGTATAAAAAGGTTCATTCTCTTCAATGGGTGCAAAGCAAAGGGATAAGGCGCTTAAATCCTGTGTCGATGATAGATCAAGGCCCGCGTAACATTCACGCCCGGATAAGTCCGGTATTTCTCCCACGCACGCCTCGAAGTCAGTTGAGGCAATCCATTTTGCAGTGGGATCAACTCTCATATTTAGATATAAGTTTTTAAATACTGACTCTTTTGCCGGTATTTTTTTTGCTTGCTCTGCGAAAATCCGCATTTCTTCCAGTGATCGGAAATCATCAAGTGCCGGGTTACAAGCAAACCATGTCTTTTCATCCCAGGGATCGCAGTCATCGGGTGCCGCATAAACACACCCATAAAAGGCGGGATCATCGGGCAGGGTGCCGTCTTTGATCTTTAAGGCATAGTCCACAAGCTCGGACATGATATGATTAGGGTCTGCCGATTGTGTGCTGATAACCACCATAAGCGGCTCTTTTCGTGCGCCGGTGCCGGTGACAAGGTTGTCATATAGTTCGCGGTCAGGTGCCTGCGCCAATTCGTCATAGACCATGAATGAAGGGCTTAATCCGTGGGCCTTGCGTGCATCCGCTGACATTGCCTTGTAAACGCTGCCGGTTTCCGTGTCTGTGATTGTCCGATGGAATGATTGAATATGGCAGCGGGCCTCGAATTCGGGCACTGACAGGATGATTGCTTCCATTTCCCGGTATATTATTGCCGCTTGCTCTCGATCTGAAGCACAACTGAAGACTTGCCCGCGCTCTTCTGATTCCGGCCCCAGCAGGTGACACAAGGCCAATGCAGCAGCAAGGGCAGTTTTTCCATTTTTCCGGGGTAGGGTGACAAGGGCGGTTCTGACTTTTCGCTTGCCTTTTCTATCGACTGCATAAATGGAATTGACAATTTCCTTCTGCCAGTCT